CCTTCAAAGTCACCCCGGTTGTTCTTCATGCGGATGGTGCTTCGCTGGTAGTTGCCTAACCCGGCGTTGAAACTAAAAGAGACCACAGCGTCAAATGCGCCTTGACGATCAGCCAGATTAGGAGACAGTCGAAGAGCACCACGCTCAAAAGATGCGACATCTTGGCTGAAAAGCTCTTCAATCTCATCTCGGCTCCAGACCCGGTTGTCCTCTGGGCGCAGCGGGTACTCCTTGCGGATGACCCCAGTGTAATCGCCTACCCTTGCGACAGGAAGCCTGATCTGTTCTTGGTACAGAACGTGGCCGTAGCCGATGGTCCAGATGTGCGCAGGGCAAAGGTAAGGCTTCGTCCGATACCCCTCGTATCGGTGCATCAGATCAGCGCCGACCTTGCTGAGTTTCACTTCTTGTTCCAGCTACGGGTTCCGAACCAGAACCCAATGATTCCACCCAGCATTGCCATCTCGTCTTCAGAGAAGATCACGGCGGTCACGCGAATCAAGCTGTCCACATCCTTGATCAACCCAGGCTGGTTAAACGCGTACCAAGCAATCGCTGCGTTGATCGCCACAAGCTCAAGGATGAAGATGTAGGTCACTGTCGGGCGCACAGTACCGACATAGTTGGCAACCCAGCGAGATGCTTTCTCCAAGACCTTCTCGTCATGCTCCAGAGCCCGCTCGGTCATGGAGGCTTCGGTCTGCATCTGGACCTGCTCGGTCCTGATCTCTTCCATCCGGGCCTGGGCGGCAAAGCCTTGAGCCGCGAGTTGCAGTTCTCGCTCCGTCTGCACACGGGCAAGCGCCAGTTCATGCTTCTGGTCAGCACGGTTCTGGAAGAAGTCCAGCAGCTTTGGTAAGCCGGAGATCAACAGGCCACCGAGGGTGGAAAGAAGAGACAGCATTTACTTCTCCAGCAAGAAGGTCAGGTTCTTGTGCTTGGGGTACGTCACAGTACGCTGGCCCTCGGGGCACTTGTATGTAATCGTTGCAAGCAGCGTAGCCGTCCCAGGCGCGATCTTGTCCTTGGGAGACATTGTCAGTTGGTAGGTGAAGGTGTCCACCTCGGGGCTTGCGGGGCCAGTGAACTTTGACATGCTCGGCGTGGCTTCGTGGATCACCCCAGACGCATCACGCACCGTGGGCAAAAAGCCTTCAACTGAGCAGTCATCGCGCCGCTTGATACGTGCCACCTGCACCGTTATGGGGGCTCCAACCTTGGCAGGCTGGATCTTGAAGTGCTCCGGTGACCACTCCAGAATTGGCTTCTCCGTTGACCACCACCCAAACTTGTCGCCAGCCGTAAAGCCCCCCACCGCCAATGCGAACGCAGCGGTACAGAACTGAACAACGGGGGTGAGCTTAGGGATTTCCATAGGTTTATGGTTTTGCCAGCTTACGTAAAAAACGCCAGAAGATTGCCTTGGGAAGTAGGGAAGTTGAACGTCCAGTTGACGTTGTTCCCGGCGTTGGTGGAGTTCACTGCGTAGAAGGTGGACGCGGGGGAGGCGTTGATGTCCTTGACCGAAATAAAGTTGGACACGCTAAACCCGCCACCTGTCTTTGTTAGATTGGCACGAGTGCCAGAAGACGAGCTTTCAACTGTAATGATGTTCCCAGAGCTTCCGTTTACGTTCCACGCACCGACCGTAGTTGTACCGCTGGCAGGTAGCCTCAGAAAGTAGGCATTAGTCTTGGTGCTGGTGATGGATGTAAAGGTGTTGTTACCCGATATTGAAATTGCAGCCGCGCCCGTCGACCCACTAATTAACAAGTTATTGTAAGTAGCCCCACCACCGGCAAAGGAATATGTCACCCCAACCGAAGCCGCAATTTCAATCGTGGATGTTTCTGGGAAAAGAGTAAAAGTACCACTTGCGGTATAACTCCACCCAGAAGTGCCAGTGGCTGTCCACGTTCCGGACCCCATATAAACGGTCAAATTTGGGGAGGAGGTGTAACCGGTTGTGGAGTTTTGAACGGAGAACCTACCAGAGGTAAGGTTGTAGTTATTAGCTTCAAACAGCCCGCCGTATATGTAGCTATCTGTTTGAACGGACAAATTTGCGTTCAGCCTATAGTTACCAGCAAAAATTGTGAAGTACAGCTGCTTTCCAGCGGTGTTTATTGTATTAGTTCCATCCCCCAAAAAAGATAGTATCTTGTTGTTGTTGGTAAACGTCAAGGCCGAACTCAAGGTAAAACTCTTATATACCTCAATATCCACCCCAAGAGAGATTACCCGAGCGCCTAGCGCTGATGCGTTCAAAGCGCCAATACGGGGCACGTTAAATGTATATGTGCCAGCCCCAGTGTTGGCATCAAATACAGCCGTGTCTTGAGGTAGGGGTACTGATGCGCCTACTGAGCCCCCAGAAGTAGCCGACCATACAGAAGTATTGGAGAAATTACCTGAAGCCACCGCATACCGAGTTACGGCTGCGGGGAATGTGATGTCCGAGTTATTACCCAGGTCTCCTACACGTTGCCCTGACAGAGCCCAAGGAACCGCCGCGCCGTTGGCGTTTATGTCACGAAAATCCGTGTCTTGAATGGAAACAGCGGCTGCGTTGATTGCCCTTTGCGTACCTCGAATGTTGCTGTAAACGACGTTACGATCTTGAACGCCTGTGCCAAAGCTGGTAAACGTACCGTTTACCGTAATGTTTGCAGATAGCTCAACCTGCATATACGACGCGCTCGGTACAATAGAGAGATTATTAAATGTGGTTGCAACAGTAAATTGGTTAAAAGCTAAAACGCTACCATTTATTGTTACGTTGTACAGCGTATATGGCCCCCCCGAGGGTATTTGTACAACCCCAGTGGTTATGGTTGATGTACCCGCGTTTACAGTAGCGCCCGATAGATATAAAGAGCTACACGTTATTGTTGAGGACCCCAATACTACAGTGCCGCCAACAGGAGCAAACTGCCCACAGGATATGTTGTAGTTGTTTGTGGTGAAGGTTCCGTTGGCTACTTGTATCGGCGCAGTATTGGTTAGGGCGTCCTGAAGCGTCCAACCCCCACCAGAACCAAAAAGTATCAGTGCGGAATTACCAACACTCTTACCGTTTGTGGTAATTGTCTTACCAGAAGTCGTAGCGGCAAACGCAAGATTGCTGCTGGCGGACCATGTCATGCCAGCGGATACAACCAAGTTACCGTATATGTATATTTCCGGCGTGTTTGAAACGCTAAAGATTGTGCCGGTGAACCCGGAAAAATTCAGGTTATTGCAGTTGGCGTTGACTGTTGAAATTGTTACCGTGCCAGAACCAGAGCTAGCGTCAAAAAAGACATTATCGGCAGAGGTTGGAACAGATGCACCACCAGCACCACCAGAAGTGGCGGACCACTTGGTCCCAGCCGTGCCGTCCCAATTTGCGGTGCCGCCGACCCAGTAACGATCTGCCATTTAGACCTCCGAGGCGATGCCCACTACATCCCAGAAACCTGCGTCTGAGTTGTATACGCACCCAACATAGATGGTTTTGTTAATGGTAGTCGTGGTAGGCAGCACGGTGCCGATGACACGGTAGCCGCCAGCAGTGATAGTCCAAGAAATTGTCCGAGACGTCCCGTTATCCTTGATCCGAATCATCAGCTTCTGTCCGTTGACGGGAGTACCCGAGGGGGCGGCAATTGCTGTGTTGGTCGCTAGTGCTGTGATGGTATAAACATCACAAGTGTCCGCTGTGGGAGTGATGGTAGCCGAGCTTGCAACCGTGTCTACCCGAGGGTTCACCCGCTTGTTTGTCAGCGTTTCTGTACCCGCCAAAGTCGCCAACGTGCCGGTTGTAGGCAGCGTAACAGACGTTGTATTGGTCGCGGTAAACGTGATGCCAAAAGCACCGACCGTCGTAAACGCATTGGCAAAGGTAGCGTTACCCCCCAAGGACAGCGTGTACCCGCCGATAGTGAAGGAACTCAGGTTGGTGATGGCATCTACTACGCTTGTCCCATTGCAGTACAACGCCATCGTCTTGCCGTTGGGAACTGAGATCCCTGCACCAGACAGCGTTTTCAACGTCAAAGCATACCCGCCCGTGACGTTGTTAGACAGGAAATACAGCTTACTTACAGCAGGGCAGATTACATTACGGGCCGCACCGGGGGAGCCGGTAGCCACAATAAACATCTTTCGCGCTTCGTTTGTGCCACCGTCTGTGTTGGTCAGGGTGTAATCGGAACCCGCAATCGTTATGTTGGCAGTCCCTGCTACTGCATCGTCAACGAGCTGTGTAATGCCGGTGTTGACGATATTGCCCCACGTGCCGGAGTTTTCACCTGTTGCCGGAAGCGTCAGGCGCAGGCTGGTGGTATAGGTTGACGGCATGTGTTACCTCAAGGAAAGCGGAGCAGAGCAGTGGTGGGCGTGGCGGCGGGTAGCTGCACCGTGAAGGTAGTGGTCGAGGTCTTGTCCGCGCCAAAGTCCAAAATTGCCACCGAGCGATCTGCCTTGCTGGAGTTGTAGATCAGCGCCCCACGGGCCGTCAGGGCCGCGTTAAACACCGGGTTGTCGAAGGTGACGTAAACGGGAGCAGGTTGCGTTGTCGTTGCAGGCCCCGTCGTGATCGTCACTCCAGTCAAAACCAAACCACCTGCGGTGTATCCGCTGGCTACAACTTCCCCGGTGAGCGTGTAAACCTGGGTGGTCGGGTACAGATCCGCAACGCTCGTGTAGAGCGCCATCTTCAGGATGTCAGTGTCAAGGTCATGAACACCTTGCAGCATCTCCGAGCGGAATGAGTTGGTAACGCACTGGATAAGCATTTACACCACCTCAGTTCGGACCTGCCCCGAACGATACGCATCCTGTCGATCCTTGCCGTCACCCAAGTTCTTCAACAACGTCAAAGACTGGACGTACTGTTTGCTGGCTTCCGCCACAACGTCAGGCTCCTGCTTCATCCACCGAGCAACTTCAACCAGCACCGCGTTAAACAGTACGCTGTCAAAGTTGTCGCCAAGCCATGTGGTAGTAGCCGTGACAATGCTCTCTGGGTAGTAGAAGTAGTTCAGTTCTGCTGTCAGCGCAGCGGCGGGCGTGGGCCCCAACAGGAAGGATTGGACCTTCGGAGTTCCCGTCTGCGTGCCGTACAGAGCGTAATACTTCGGCGTTCCAGTAACGGCAACACTTGGGAAAGACTCCCGCATGAAGTTCACATCCTTGTTCAGCAGAAAGCTGAACTCCCCAGCGACGGTCACGCCCAAAGAAAAAGCTGAAAGGAAGTCAGCCGGGACAACAAGCAGTGGGTTGCCGATGACCAGCGTAAGGTTTGAAGTCTTACGTAGGTTGGGGAGTTGCACCGAGTTGTAGATGCGCTGCTCCGCCAACTTCGTCATTGTGGCAAAGTCAGCCGACGAGAACGTGTTCTCTACCGCGTCCTGAACAGCGGTCTGCAACTCGGTGTAGTTCATAGCATACTTTTTTGTATGTTACGCCATTGGCCCACGGGCCATGAAGCCACGGGTGGCGGCACCAGCACCGCGCATCTTCACGCCGGAGGTCTTGGCCGGAGGAGCAACCTCCTTGGAGGAGTTGCCAATCACCATGCACAGGTCACGGGGGTTCTCAGCGCCTTGAGGATAGCTGGACTTGGCAGGAGCAAGTTTCTTGGTCTTCATGGCTCACCCCGTCTTCTGGTTCATGGCGCGGGACATATTCTTGCCCAGGCGCATGCGGTCATCGGTGGTCGGGCCACCCTTTTTGAAGCCTTTGCCGTGAGCTTCACTGGCGGGCTTCTTGGCGTGGGCTCGGAGAGCCGCCATTGCATCTTTTTTCATCATCGCTCCTTAAGTCACGACCACCGTGACCGTACCGACTTCTGCTGGAGAAGTCAACCAATTGGGCGTCAGCCCGTCATCAAAAGACTGAGAACCACCGACTGGTGCCCAGCCCCACTGGATTACTCTGCTGCCCTCGCCGGTAGACCCAGTTGCCGTTTGGCCCGAGGCGTACCAAGTGTTTGTGTCTGGACGAGGATCGCGGATGGCCTGGGGGTCACTTACCGGGAAGGTCCCCAACAAAAGTTGTGGGTGATCCATTGACCAGCATTGAGGACACGCCTTTATTTGTGTCTGCTTTGTCTTTACAACTTCGTTTTTAAGTTTCTTCAGTGGAAACCTAAAATTACAATAATCGCAGAACCCGAAGGCCTTTGCGCCGTTTGCAAAACGATTGCTCATGAGATGAACATCTGGCGTGGGACCAGACGAATAGCTGCCTTCTCACGATCTTCCGTCGAAGCCAGATCCCAGGCTTCATCGTACTGCTGCTTCAGAACCTGCATGCGCTCCATAGCGCCAGGGATCTTCATGGACAGGTAGTACGCAAGCCCCGCAACCAGTGCGTTGAGGAAGCGGAACGGGATGTCCTGCGTGTACGTACCACCGGCCCCAGCATCCTGAATCCTGCGCAACCGCCAGTAGACGAGCGTGTAGGTCTGCGAGTTGTCGGGCGTGGGCCACACAGTGAACTGCGGAGCAGGGCCTTGGCGGTTGATCCAGATCTGAATCGGCCTTGCTTGTTGCAGCTTGTTCGGGATGGACGAGTAGGTGGAGACCGAGATGCGCGTGATGGTCAGGTCGGTCTGTGTTGAAACAGAACCGGAGCCCGTGCGGATCACATGCTCAAGCAAATCCACCGTGTCGGCAGGCAGCGTGTAGGTATTTGTACCGGGTGTCAGGACTTGTGAGCCTTGCTCCACCGTCCAGAGGTTAATCCCTCGGTTGGCCCAGTCTGTGAAGAGCAGGTTCATCGACCGCCGTGCGGTCTTCAGGTCATAACCCGTGCGAAGCTCTGCACCACAGCGCTCAAAGGCTTCCTCAACCGCTTCGTTGAGGTCAAGATTGAATGTAGTGATGCCGGAGGTTGTCATATCACTTCGCCGTCATTGCGGAACGCTTGAACGCTTTGGCAGTAGGAGCGCCGGGAGCACCCGGCTTGCGCATGGTTTCGCCCGATCCTGCGGCAATCCGTTTGCGCTTGGCATTGATGTTGGCGTAGAGGCCAACTTCGCCGCCCTTGGCGTACTCAGTGAAGTCAGTGTTATCACGGCGCTTCTTCACCACACCTTTACGGATTGCCCCCATACCCCGTGAAGCCATCATACAAACCTACCTTTGGTTTTACCCCGAGATTCGCATCCACCGCCACGGACTGATCCACCCGAAGCATAGCCAATCCGACCACCCTTAGCGCGGAGTTCGTAGTCAGGTTCACGATCCTCCCGTGTACGGTCACGAGGGGAAGCCTTCTTGGGGGTAGCCTGTAGGACGGGCTTGTTACGCTCCATCGTCTCTGCACGAGCTTTGGCGGTCCTACCCGCTTCTGCGCGTTTGGCTTGAAGTTGTTTACGCCCAACTGCTCCACGCATCGTGGACTCGGCGGCTTCCATCTCGGCCTTGGGGCTGAACCTACGCCCAGTTTCCGTGGTGACCTGCTTCGCCGTTTGTGGGGAGGAAAATTTAGCCGCTGCGGCCTTCGCAGTTTCTTTCGCGGCTTCTGCGGCCTTCTCGGCTCGGCTCAACCGTGCAAGTTTTGCTGCGCCTGCAATCCCCGCGCCCGCGCCCAACCCCATGAAAATGCGGTCCATGTTGCTGGGGCCAGAAGTATCTTCACCCGTGCTCGCGGGGGCGGCTTCCTTACCCTTGGGGATCTCTGCGCTTGCCGCTTTTGGTGCGGGGGCGGGAGCAGATGCTTTGGGCTTTGGTTTCGCCGGTGCAGCCGCCTTGGGGGCGTCACTTCCCCCACGCTCTAGAAACTTTTTCGCCCGAGCGTAGGTATCTTCGTCAAAGCTACCCTTTTCACGCCCAGAAGCGAGTTCGTCTAGGGCAGCCGTGCCGCCTTCAGAGAATTTGCGGTACTTGCGCATATCACATCACCCGTCCTTTGGTATGGCCCTTGGTTACACAGCCGTCACCACGAGTTACAGACCCACCACCTGCCATCTTCTTTACCGGAACCTTGGCAGGCTTCGGGGGCGGGTAGTCTTTCTTGGTCTGAGCCGCTGCCTTCTTTTCCCCAGAAGCGCGTTGCGCCGGAGGAAGTGCGGACAACTGGTCGATGTCCACCGGAGGCGGACCCATCTCTTTACGGTATTCAGCCACAGGAACCTCCACGCATCATTTTGACCATCTTGCCCTTGGTCTTGCCACGAGACTCGATGCCACCGCCCTTGGCGTAGCCCTTACCCTTGGCTTCCTTCATTTCTTCAGCAGCCATCTTGGGCTTACCGGCCTTCTTCAGGGCGGCAGCGTGGCGCATTTCCATTGCCTTCTTGGCTGGGGACATCTTCATTTCGCCTCCTTCGGCATGGGCTTTAGGCCCGACAAACTTCTTCGCTACGCTCGGCGGGACATCCGTCTTGCCAGCGAGAGACGCATACATGAACCGGCGCTGCTTCTCAGATTGAACCGGCACTTTGCTTACTCCGCAGAGTATCCAGCTTGGCTTCGATCCTGTCAAAGCGCTCCAGCAACTCTTTCATATCAGCCCGGAACTCGGACCGAGTGATGTGATCACGAGCAATCTCTTCCCTCGTGCGGTTGAGCAGGATGGACAACCTATCAAGCTCCTTGAACTTGGCCGACATGAAGAACGCCACTGCACCAATCAGGATGGTCAGGACGAGGTTCCAGAGTATTGTCGCTTCCATGAGTCAGCACTTCCATGCACGCCGCGCTTTCCTCAGGCGGCTATCAGGATCTTTGGCCGCTTCCGGCCACATCTTCATCTGCCCCGCAGAACGGGCGCAGAACGACTTCTTGCGAGGACCGCCCTCGGGCTGAGGAGGCTTCAGATTCATACCCTGGGCTTTGGCAGATGCCCGCCCCTTGGCGTTTAGACCGCCCTTGGGGTTCTGCCCCTCCTTGCGGGTCCAAGCGGGAGACTTAGCCATTTCAGCACCACACCCTTCTCGGCACTGCAGGGCCGGGGTCCACGATGTATGCGTCCAACTCAGGCGCTTCAGGGGTCCGCACGTTCACATACCAGCCGTCCAGCGGCACGGGGTCATACGGCTCAGGCAGCGGCTCAGGCGGGCGCTCGTACAAGGTTCCCAGCGTGTCGATGGCGTAGTAGTTGGGCGTGAGAGTGACCTGACCCTCGTCGTCCTCGGTGGAGGTGTAGAGGATGGCCGTGGCCTCAGCCTCATCAGCAAAGCGCAGCATGTAGTCTGTCATGTGGTCGTCAATGCCTGTAGGGTTGAGTTAGGAAGACGGGTGTTGTAGTAGCCGATGCGGCGGATGGTGCCGTTTAAATTGCTAGAACCATTGAAAGCACTACCAATGTTTAGTTTGTTAACTGGAGGTATTGCTCCAGATGTATCAGTGGCTGGTGTCGCTCCATTTAGTGATGCAGCAAAATCATTTTGCTTGTATGCCGCTGCAATCTTTGTCAAAGACGTTGGAGAGCCACTAGATGAAAGTTGGGCTTGAGGAACACCCCCAACGTACACCCATTCTGTGTAAATAGTAGATGGTCCAGCGAAACTTTGGATTACGTTTGCCGACGTTCCATCACTCAATTCGTAATACCTGTTTGTAGTGGTTCCTGCATATGCAGTCGCCTCAGCACTCAACGTCCCCTGATTCGGGTTATACCAAGCGTAGAAGTTGTCCCCCAGCATGCTTGCCGAGTCAGCGTTTCGCGTGACCTGAGAGGCTACAGTGGGGATGTAGCTGGTGGCGAAGGAGCCGGCTTCTAGTTGAGCGCCCCAGATGAAGATGCCAGAAGTGCCGTTGCCAGTTGTTGCTACCGTGTCTACAGGCAATATGCCGGACCTAATCGAAGTATCAGTGTCAGATGTAACAATAAAAATGCAGCGATACCAACCGTTGCCAACAGACTCAATTGATGCCGTTGCTCCAGAAAAACCGCTCCCAAATGTTGTAAGTGAACTATAGGTGCCTGTAGCAAGGTTAAACGTGCATCTTCCGCCATTACTTCCGGCCCCGTTTGCCATGAACAGCATGACGCTGTTGAACTCGGCGGCTTTGGCAAAGACACTTTCGGTGTACGTTATTGAAGTTGCGGCTTTTGAAGGTTGTTGACGCACCCCCGCGCCCGTTAATGCTCCAAGTTGAACCCCATTTGCAATGATAATTTTGTCCGCAGTTGTTGCCCCGTCTGGTGCAATCGCGGAATTGGTATTGAATGATGCAGAGGTATTAATCCAAGCCGCATTACTGAAATCTTCGCTATACGTCACCAAGTTCGTCCGCTGCTCCTCAATCAGCAAGCCCTTTGCAGTGGCGGTGTAACCGGTGACTTCTTTGACGGAGATGTTGGAGACAACCGCAGTCGTTGTTGAAAGACGAGCACGAACACCAATAGCCCCAGTTCCAGTTGCGTAGACCAACTGTCGGTACACACCGTTTCCGGTTGCTACAAGTCCGATTGAGTTACCGGCATTTGTAAAACTTACTCCGCCAGCCCCTGAATACCCCGATACAGTAAACTCAGCGATATACCCGACACCGACAACTACAGTTCCTGTATTAGCTGCCGCATCTGTAGCAGGAGATGCAGAAAAAGTTACTACTCCACCGCTTTGACTCACGCCTGTGCCCGACACCGACCAAGATGAGGTAATAAGCTCACTCCCCAACACCGGAAGCCCGGTCGGGTCATAGTCGAACCTCGGGCCGTAGTACGCCGTACTCGCCGCCGCTGCCTGTGGGTTGTAAACGTAAGGGTCTACGCTGGCAGAGTTGGAAAGCTGGAAGTCACTGACGTAGATGCCACTGGTGCCGTCGCCGGTGTAGCTGGTGCCTGTGGTTGCGTTGTCGTTAATGCCAATATAAGCCGTAGAAGACGTAACAATCGTCACAGTGTTGCCCACACGGCAGCGATACCAGCCATTGCCGACACTTTCGATTGAAAAGATCAACCCACCATTGCTGGAATAGGTCTGTGCCCCTGTCTCAAGGTCAAAAATAACGTAGCCTGAACTGCCGCCCCAAGCGCCGGGAAAGCCAACACGCACATACCTTTTTTCGCCTTGTTTGGCGTAGACCGAGAGCGTGTAAGGCGTGTTCGCGGTAGGCGTGAAAGTCGGGGTGCGAATCTCATGTTGTGTGCTGGTCGCCGTATCCTCAACCAGCTTCCTACCCGTCAGCGTACCGTCCCAGTTCACATACCGCGTCGGTGCCGCTGCACTGGTGGTCTGCGTGTAGTCTCCTGCGGTGCTGCCTTGGACGAGTTGAGCGCCCCAGATGAACAGACCGTCTGTGCCGTTGCCTGTAAAACTCTCTCCGCGCACCGCCGTCGAGCTAGTGACTACCCCAATCCGAATGGCCGTAGAACCTGCGGCAAATGTCTTTGTCCCTGTGCAGCGATACCACCCGTTGCCCACAGATGTAATCGCGCCCGTATAACCCAATGAAGAACCTACCTGCTCCGTCAAGAGATTGAAATTAACAAAGTCTGTCGTGAGGCCATCGAAAATCTGCACTGCACTGTATTCGCCAGCTTTTGCGTAGAAACTAAACGAGTGCGCTAAGTTCGGAAAAACATATGTCTGCTGCGCCGCGTGAAACCCAGCAACAGCGTTTGGAATAAATTTGTCTGCCGTTAAAGTGCCATCAGGCGCAACAATCGTATTTGCGCTAACCGTTATCCCACCGTCAATGGTCTTCACCCAAGCCGCATTATCAAAATCCTGACTCCATGTCAGCAAGTTCTGCTGCACATACGAGTTGCTCTTGGTCCACGCTGCGTTCTCAGGCTCCTGAGTGAAGCCAAGCAGGTTCTTGGGCGTGGTGGGGTTGTACGCCGGGGGCAGGTAAATGCTGCTCGTCGTGGCTACGTAGGGCAGGGCTACAGAGCCGGTGTTGAGTTGAGCGCCCCAGATGTAAACAGAAGTGACTGCCGCAAATGTCGGGTTTCTTGTAGCCGTACCTGAATCCACAGGAACCACAATAAACGTGGCACTTGAGCTTGTAAGCACCGTAGTCATCACTGCTACACAGCGATACCAGCCGTTGCCTACGCTAGTGATTGTTGCCGTTGCGGAACTACCAACAGCCGACACAACACCAGTTTGCAAATTGAAGTTTGCGTAATGGTTTGCGCTCCCTGCCGTCAAGTTTGTGGTGATCTGCAAAAAGTTGGTAGCCCCTGCTTTTGCATAGACACTGAACGCATACGTGGTGGTGGCAGCTAACGTAGGTGAAGCAGAAACAATGTGTTGGTTTGATAGTCCATCAGAAGTTAACGTATCCGCAGTAGTTGTGCCGTCTGGAGCTACTACGGAATTTGCCGCCACCGTTGCGGCGGATGGCGTCCAAGCCGCATTCGTGAAATCCTCACTCCATGTCAGCAGATTGACCGGAGCGTTGGCGATGTTGAGTTGGGCTCCCCAGAGGAAGAGACCGCTGGTTCCGTTGCCGATGTAGTTTATTGTGCTCCCGGTTGAAACCAAACCCACTTGCACTCCGCCAGAGGCGGTCGATGCCGCCAAAACGGTTAGAGAGACTCGGTAAAAGCCATTACCGGCGGGCGTAACTGAAACAGTGACAGAACCCGTTGAGGATACAACTTCCCCGGTACTAAAGTCTACATTAGCAGTAAAAGCAGTCAGCGTAGCGTTTGAACGCTCAAACCAAAGTCTTGTACGTTCTGCGGCTTTAACGTAAGCAGAAAAAGTATAAGAAACGCCAGAAGTTAAACTAGCGTTTTGGGCAGTTACATGCACGCCCGTTGATGTGTCTTCTACGAGTTTGTCTGCCGTAGTTGCTCCATCTGGTGCCACCGTAGCATTTGCGGTTACTGTAGCCCCGACTTTAATCCAAGCCGCAGCCTCAAAGTCCTCCGAGTTCGTCAGCAGGTTGTGCGGCGCATAGGCCACCCGTCCGTTACTGTCCGTCAGCGTGGCGTTGGTGCCTCGGGAGAAGGTGACCGTGGAAGGCAGGAGTCCCGTACCTACGAAATCAAGGTACAGCGATGGGCTCAGCCCACCGCCAGAGGTCAACCTGCGCGGAAACCCAAACCCGAAGCCAAACGACATCAGAACACCCTGGTCATCGACGTAGCGGTCGTGTTCGTTGCGAACACCTTGATCACCTGCACCGGGAGAACACTGCCACCCAGCACACTGGTGAACGTCACATCACTGCCCTGAGCAGTCAACACACGCACGTTCCCCGCACCGCCCACGTAGATCACGCTGGGGGTAGAGAAGTTAACGGTGTCGCTCGTGGTCACAGCAGCCGCGTCCCCAGGGTACATGGGAAACGTCGGAGAGTAATTGGTTTTTGCCATGCGGCCCCCAAAAGACTACCCCGCCGAAGCGGGGCTGGGTTCATCAGTTCTGGAACGTGGTCGGGTTCTGAGCGCCGTCCGGAGCACGCTGGATGTAAGTCACCGTCACGATGAACCGACCCTGCGTGGTTGCCAGAGTACCGATGGCGTTGCGGATATAGATCGTCGTATCACCCGTGGTGGAGGTCTGCCATGCCAACTGCGTAGCAGTGGTGGTTGTGCCCCGGAAACGCCCGCCAGCAGTCGTGGCAACACCCGCCATCAACTCCGCACCACCAGAGGTGGTACCCACAGAAATCGTAAACGTGGAGGTGGCCGTGGGGACTTGAACCTGATCCACCACGATGTCGTAAATTTGCGAGCCCTGCGGGATGACGAACGCCGTCACATCCACGTTGCCCGTAGCGGCAGACACAGTGCCCGAGTCATACGACTGAGCCAAGGTGACCAAGCCGGTGTTGCGGCCAGGGTTGTAACGGTTTGTGCCCACGCGAACCGGGCCAGAGAAGGTAGCGAAGCTCATGATTTGTCCTCAATCTGCTCTTGCCGTCTCTGAGGAGAAGTCCGCCTAGTCGGTCGGCAAGCGTGAAGGTCTAGGTTTGTAGCAGGGTAGCATAGCGGGGTGGGGGAGTCAAGCCCTCCAGACCCACCTCTTCTTGCCACAGTCATACAGCCTCCGGCACCCCATCAAGAATGTCATCTCGGATTCAGATCGCGCGTCTGTCTCAGGGTCAAAGTTTTCGGTCATCCCATGCTCCAGCAGTCGTTTGGGGATGTTGCGGCGTTGGTAGTGCGCCTTGGGGCGAAGGCCAATTTTGGGGCTCCACACTTGGTAATCAGGCCCCGTTTCTTCCTCAAGCGCAAAGCCCAGTTGCGCGTACATACCCCCGTCAAAGTAGCGGTTGTCTGAGAAAGATTTGACCTCTGTCGGCTGCTGTTCATCGATGAACGCCTTGAACAGACGCGAAGCACCGCCTGCAACTGTTACACGCGTAGCGTAGCGGGTCAGTGTCCAAACCCTCGTCCTTGCGTCCCCTCTGTCATTGGCACCAAACGTAAACCGCATACACGCGACCAGCTTATCGCCCCAGTACAGACCATAGTGCTCCCCGCTCCCGTCTCCGCCTTGGGGGTGATACCGTTCGTAAAACGCTCGTGCCTCGGAAAGCTCCGTCTTCTTCAACGCACACTTGCGGGCCATGAGCTTGCCCCTCCCCTTACCCACGGCATTACGCATCAGGCGTTTGAGCGCGTGTTCTCGGGTTAGCCATTCAGATTCGTAGACTGTTAGAAGGCGGATGCCAAGAGCTTTACACGCCGTGTACTTGTCGTAGTGGCGATTCTTGTTTTTGCGTTCAGATTCCTGATCCCCATGGCTGTGCCAATAGTCCCCGCAGTATTCAATAGCAAGTCGCACCTCTGGAAGGAACGCATCCAACTCACGCGGGCGAAGCAGTTCGCGGTTACGTTGTTGAACAGTAGAAAACCGCGAAAGAAACGCAGCAATACGATTCTCATTGTCCGAACGCATGTGGTTACACGCAGGGCACGGTATGGCCCCGCGAAGCACGTTGTGTGGATGCGCAAGCGTTTCTTTATTGTGGATAGTACACAAGAAGACCGCGTTATCGGTCATCGACTGATACCCGCTTACGTACTGCAATTTCCCTGCATGTACCTCTTGTAAACGCACAACAAGCTCAGTAACCGGCAAGCGATTAGCGGCGCGTACCTCACGCCCTTCTGCAGCGACTTTTTTGCGATAGTGCTCCAGGCGGTACTGTTTATGCGCTTCAGGCATATCTGCACGGCGTTGCGCTTGAGCAAGTCGGTCTTTCTCTCGGACCTGTTCCCTGTTTCTCTCTCGGTATGCAGCGGCGTACTGCAGCCCCTTTTCAGGACGCGCCGCTAACCACGCCTGCTGTGCGGCCTTTGTGCACTCCGTACAGGTGCCCGTTTTTGTGGCACGGGGGGCAAGGTGCCCTTGTTTACACGGTGTCCCGGTGAAGTAATGCTTTTCGCCCTTGGCTACCGCTTCGGCTCGGGCAGTCATGTTGCGCATCTCGGCTCCTCGGTGAACATGGATCACATTCTAACCGATGCCAAAAAGCCTGTCAACAAGTGATTTGGTGGCTTGGTTTAGGTAGTACCGGGCCGGTTTGCGCGTAGCGAAGCGCAAAAGAAAAAGGCCCCCGAAGGGGCCTCTGCTAAGGGTAAACCCTTAAGCGCCAGGGCTACCGAACACGCCCAGGGGGTCCGAAACGCCGAACGAATATCGTTCACGGGCCTTGTAGCGGTTGTTCCCGGTGTCGAAGTCCGAATCCATCGAAGTTGCCAGGGGCACACGCACAAAGTGCTTCATGCCGTTAGGAACATCGGTGCGGAGGAACCACGCGTTCGTATCGGTCAAGAAGTGGTTGATGGTGTAGCCTTCCGGGATCGAGCCGTTGTTCTTCAGGGCGTTGATGTCGTTGTCGGTGGTGCCAACGCGCAGGCTGGTTTCCAACAGACGGGTAGCAACGAACTGCAGAGCAGGAGGCACGATCAGCTTGCGGGGCTTGGCAGCAATCAGCAGGCCTTTTTCGTCCGTCCAACCAGCGATCTGGATCACAGCCGCTTCGAGGGACGTTTCGTTCAGGTCTGCAGCCGTCGCGGGACGGTTGCTGTTGGTGCCACCAGAGACAATCGGGTGAGCCGTCGAGAACAGGGAGACGCCATCACCGTAGACCACGGAGCTGGAAAAACCGTTGTTCAGGACTGCTGCAGCCTTGACCTGCTTGGTGTAAGACATGGCGCGAGCCAGTGACTTGGTGTACCGAGCGGACAGACTGTCGTACAGGTTGTCTTCCATCGCCTCTTCGGTGATGGAGAAGCCCATAGCGATGGTCTCGTGGTTGTAACGAGCGGTCCAGGCTTCCTGTGCGTTGTCGTACTGGATGGCCGAACCTTCGTTCTTCACCGGGGCTGCGGAGAAACCGGCGAGCTTAGTTTCCTCTTCGAACGAGCGCTCTGAGGACTCGGTCTCGTAGATCTCCTTGTGCTCTTCGCCGTAGCGCTTGTACTCCATGCCGAACAGAGCGTTCAGGCCGGGCAGGAGTTCCTTCAGTAGTTGGGCACGTGAAATTGCCATTTTGAGTTACTCCTTAAGCAACGTAGTAGCGATGAGCGCCGAAGGTGATCTTGACGAACACTTCCTGCGATTGCACCAGGGCGACCGTACCGGCAAGAGTCGTGCCGATAGTGGTCACAGTAAGCGCCTGACTGGTCGCGGACGCCACAGTGACTGCGCCGTTGACCGTTGCGCCACTGAACTGAAGCTGACCATTGACCACGTTGAAAAGATCCGTCCCGGTGGGGATAACCTGACCAACCGTCAGACCAGACACAGTCACCGATGTACCAGTACCGCCAGCAACGACAGTGGCACCAGTAACGATCTGCGTATCAGGCACCAGACCCAAAACGCGGAAGTTGCCCGTGGAGGTAGTGGCAGTCACAACACCACCCGCCGAGTTACCCGTAGAGGCGGAACCCGTGCTGGTGTTACCAGCCATGTTCTGACCCACAAGGATAGACGAGGCAGAGGCAATCGTCGCCGTACCGGCAGCGGTCACAACAGCAGCTTTGAAGACCGTGTCCGGGTCGTCGCAGATGATTGCGGTGATGTCGCCAGCCAGGGTGTTCGCAGGGTAGAACTGCGAGAACAGGCGCTGCTTGGTGGACGGGTTGGTGTAGTAGCAGCCCAGGAAAACGCCAACTGCCGCATTACCAGCAATGGTGTTTGCCAGGAGGGTCACATACCCACTGGTCAACTGCACGAAATCCCCGTAGAAGATGTTCGTGTTGTAGTTGTAGGCGATGGGGTAATTCCGGGTGGACCCCGAGAAAACTTGCCCCCCGATTAGATTTACGGGTTTGAACCCGTAGGGAGCTTCAATCGTCGGATAAGCCATTTAAGACTCCTTAGATTAGGAACCGCGTCCGAAAGACACTTCGCTGCGCCGTTCCTTGAACAGCGGCATACGAGCATCACTCTCGCGCATGAAGTTGTTGTCCACCGACTGCATCTGCCCTTCAGCTTGACGCTGGTAGTAGGCATTACGCTGTTCAGTGAACTCCTTTGGGGTTTTGCAAAGCAGCAGACCACCGACTTCAATACTGTCGGGGAAGCGACCTGAACCGCCTCCACCCAGTTGAATCTCAGGATGTTCGCTTGCTTTTACGGGCTCCCAGCCCTCGCGGAGTTTTGAGGAGACGTTCATCGGGTCGTTGTTCCCGAGGGTGCTGATGCGAATCCAACGGAAAGCATACCCTTCTTCCGGGTTCGGATCGGGCAGGAGTTGGGGAGGCATCCACTGCTTAGGCCGTTCAGCCTTTGCGCGGGTGTCCAATTCACGTGAAATTCTATTCTCAGCCATTTTGTTTCCTCATTTCTTCCGCAACCGCACGGGCGTACTGTTCATTGGTCAGTCCGAGCCGCTTGGCGATACTCACTTGTGATTGCGTCAGCACGATCTTTTTGGGCGCTGTGCTACGCGTGGCTGGGGATACGACAGACTTCCGGGTCTTTCCAGAGGAAAACGCTTCTGGAAAACGATTACGAATGCGGGTGTTGATCGCGTCGTAATACCCATCACTGTTCGTGTCTACCCCCGAACTCACAAGTTGCTTGTGTACTGCCAACGCAACCGCCGTCATTTCCTCATTTTCTCCAAACCACGGATTGGCTTGCTGCCACGCACGGGCTTTTTGATCAACTTGGGGCGGCGACTGAGTTGCCGGAGGGGTTTGTACCGCACTTTCTTCGCGCTGTAAAGAACCTTCCCCGCTTTTCAGTTTGTCTTCTTCAATTTTTGCTGCGGCAAGCGCATCCTGCGCTGCAATCAGAAGTCCAGAATCCCCCGTCTCATACGCTTGCTGGAGCTTGCGTTTGGCGTCTGCCAGCTCAGCATCGACGGTTTTCTTGCGCTCCGTAGCCTTGAGCCGCTTATTCTCTTCAGCCAGCGCTACTGCAGCGCGGAGGGCTTCTTCACGCTCCCGCAGTGCGGTTTCCTTGGCTCGACGCTCGTCGTGGTATCCCTTGGAGAAGTGCTGGATGCGCTTCTTGACGCTGTCACTGTATTGCGACAACTCCTCGTCCGTGACTTCCGCAGGGGGGTCCTTCATCGGAGTACGGCCCCGGTCTACCTCGGGGGTATCGTCTACGACCTCAATCTCGGTGTCGCCTTCGCCTTCGACCTCGTATTCGACCCTGGTCTCGGCGGTTTCTTTTTCAATCTCGTCGGGGAACTTGAATTCAGCCATGAGTTACTCCTTATACCCGTTGAATCCCGCGAGGGTCTTGCACAACGGCTTCAACGCTGTCGTCGTTGATGATGCGCCATTCGGTGCCGTGAATCTTCAGGCGTGTACCCGTGTTTGGGCGCACGAGGATGAAGTCACCCACCTTGCAGGATGGCCCGCTGGGGAAACGCAAAGGGTCTTTGAATGCGTCAGGCCCCATCTTGGCCACGAACAGTACGGGGCTCATCACCTCTTCAAAGTGCATCGTCTGACCGGCTTTGACAAGCCCGCTTTCGTACTCGTCGTTGGCCTTTGGCAGCATGCAGAGCAGGTGGTAAGTCGCCGGATCAGGCACTTGCCGTGCTTTATCCGAATCCGTCTCCGGAAGTACCGTAGTGCTTGCGCCATCGCTCAGGAGTAGCTCACTCATCTTCATTTCGCTCCATAGTTCGCACGAGGTCGGTGATAAAGGAATGCGCTAGAGAAAGACCCCGGATTTCTCCACACATTGACTTGTACTCGGGGAAATCTTTTGACGCACCCGAGATGAGAACCTGCGCGAGTGCATCGCGCCGTTCTTCGATTTCTTTCAATACCACGGAAAACGCAGTGGTAGCCATGACTCGTCCTTACTGTTTGGGTTGGGGCTTGGGCTGCGCAGCGCGTTGTGCAGCCTGCTGCGCTTGCTGCTGCATGCGCATCTGACTTGTTTGGGTCTGTTGCCTGACCTTCTGCTGGTGAAGCTGCTCTTTGTGTTGCATGTCCTGCTGCGCCATAGCCGCCTTCAGGCGGGGGTCCTCCCCCTGCTTTCTCTGGGCATCAAGTGCCAACCGAGCCTGCTCAATCTGCAACTTGCCCTGAGCGATCTGGAAGTCACGCTGGCTGTCAGCCTCCTTGCGCCGCAACTCCTCGGCCTTCAACTGCAGCTCGGCCTGCTTCATCTGTACTTCAGGGTTCTGGGCCATCTGCTGCGCTTGCTGTGCCTGGGCCTTCTGCATGTTGCTCTGCAGCAACTGCTGCGAGGCTTGCGCCACGAGACGGCTCAACTGGACTTCCGTGTTCTCATCCAAGTCAGCATCGGGTGCGGTCAACGGCACGCCCAACTGCTCTTCCACCTGAGCCCTGTAGCTGAACGCCAAGTGCTGCGAAATGTGGGCCATGATCGCTCCCATCATCTGCTGCGCCATCGGACTCTGCCCAAGCATCTGCATGATCATGGGGTCCTTCATCAGG